ACCAACAATGGTTATGCTTGAAGGAAATACAGAAATTAAACGCATCAGTGGAGTTCAAACACAGAACCAAATTGAGGCATGGTTAAATGATTAAAAAGATACACCATAAGTTGACTGACGACCGCAACAACTTTAAACCCTTTGATAATCCATGGGCATATGAAGCGTGGTTGAAACACGAACAATCCCATTGGTTACACACAGAAGTTCCAATGTTGGAAGACGAAAAGGATTGGAAAAGAAAGTTAACGAAAGAAGAAAAGACTTTCTTAACACATATCTTCCGTTTCTTCACTCAAGGTGACATTGACGTTGCTGGTGGTTATGTAAGAAACTATCTTCCATATTTCCCACAACCAGAAGTTCGTATGATGTTACTTGGATTTGCTGCAAGAGAAGCACTCCATATTGCAGCATACTCACATCTGATTGAAACCTTGGGTTTGCCAGAAACAACATATAGTGAATTCTTAGAATACCAAGAGATGAAAGACAAACACGATTATGTGCTTGACATTGCATCTAAAAATGGTTCTAAAGAAAACACAGCACGCCACATTGCAGTATTCTCAGCATTTACTGAGGGTATGCAATTGTTTAGTTCTTTTATCATGTTATTGAATTTCCCTAGACATGGTAAGATGAAGGGTATGGGTCAGATTGTTACTTGGTCTATTGTTGATGAAACAATGCACGCCGAAAACATGATGAAATTATTCAAAGAATATATAAAAGAAAACCCCGAAATCTGGAACGATGAATTGAAATCCAGCATCTATACGATTGCTGAGAAAATGGTTGAACTAGAGGACAAGTTTATCGACTTGGCTTTTGGTGTAACCAACATGGAAGGTTTGTCTAGTGAAGATGTGAAGAAGTATATTCGTTACATTGCTGATAGACGACTGATTGGACTTGGTATGAAGGGAATTTTCAAAGTTAAACGCAACCCATTACCTTGGGTTGAAGAAATGATAAATGCCCCAACACATACCAACTTCTTTGAGAACCGTGCAACCGATTATGCAAAAGGCGCACATACAGGAAATTGGGGTGATGTTTGGGCCAACTAAGGAACAAACATGGAAAAATCAGTTGTAGCCGAATGCTCAAATTGTGAGTCATCTTTTAACGTACATTATATTGAAGAATTAGTATCCCAAGATTATCCAGAATATTGCCCATTCTGTGGTGAAGTCATCGATGAAGTCCAAGAAGAATATATAGATGAGGACGATGAAGATGATGAGAATGGACAATGGGAATAAACTGGACATATAATGATATTGATTTTACCGAAGAAATGATTGGTGACAATTATGGGTTCGTATATGAAATTACGAACCTCACCAACAATCGTAAGTACATCGGTAAAAAATTCTTTTACTCAATGAAAACAAAACAGGTTAAAGGAAAGAAGAAGAAATTCAAAACTTTTTCGGACTGGCCAACCTATTATGGAAGTAGTGAAGTTTTACAAAAAGATGTGAAGTCGTTGGGACAAGAACTGTTCTCTCGTAGGATTATCCACTTGTGCAAATCAAAAGGTGAATGTGGTTATCTTGAAGCGAAAGAACAGTTTTTAAACAATGTGTTAGAGAGTGATGATTATTACAATACATGGATTATGTGTAGAGTAAGAAATACGCACATCAAGGATTATAATGCTAGATTGTCTGAAACCAATAAAAAATGAAAAATGGGATTGTCTCTCTTTCTTTGAAGGAGAAAAAGATGACCAAATATCGATTGAGGGAACATCTTATAAAGAACCAGGAGAATACCACATCGGTGCAAACAAAGGTCAAATGTACCACATTGTTTTGGTAAAAGACCATTCGGAAGATGTGGAAAAGTTCGAACACTTTGACCAATTTGAGGCTGTGTTGTTTGATCCACTGGAATACGTATCTGGTTTGATTCCATGTGGATGGTATGGTGTAGTGGCAAAAAAGACAGACAACTCACACAAATTTATCGAGGACGTGGTTGACAAACTCAAAAGTTTGTTGTAGAATACACATCATCGAAACAGAAAGTTTATTATGATTCTTATTGACTTGAACCAAGTGCTATTGGGCGGACTGATGGCACAAATTACTAATAAAAAGACCACACTTGATGAGGACTTGATCCGTCATCTTATTCTGAATACTTTACGTTACAACATCAAACAATTCCGTAATGAGTATGGAGAAGTCGTATTGTGTTCTGATAACCGTAAGTATTGGCGCAAAGAACTATTTCCATTCTACAAAGCAGGACGTAAGAAAGCACGTGAAAAATCCGATTTGGATTGGCACTTGATTTTCGACATGCTTGCCAAGTTTAAACTGGAACTACGTGAAAACTTTCCATACAAAGTGATTGACGTTGAGGGTGCAGAAGCGGATGACATTATTGGTACACTAGCACCACGTGCAGTTCACCACGAAAATGTATTAATTCTATCCAGCGATGGAGACTTCCTGCAATTACAACGTTACAATACCGGCAAACATAAAATTAAACAATATAATCCATCACTGAAAAAATATGTTAAATCTGAACAACCTCTCTTGGAGCTCAAAGAAAAAATTATTAGGGGTGATAAGGGAGATGGTATTCCTAATATTTTTTCTCCTTCTGATTGTTTTGTTCGTGATATGAGACAAAAGGCTATCACACAGAAAATCTTGGATAAATTGTTGACTGAGGATGTAGATAAGTGGAATGAATCGGAAAAAATCAACTTTGCTCGTAATGAAACATTGATTGACTTGACTTTCATTCCAGTTGAAATCAAAGAGAAAATCATAAATACTTACGAAGAGGCAGTACCAGCATCTAAGTCTAAGATGTTGAATTATTTTATTGACAACAAGTTGAAAAACTTAATGGACGTTATTGAGGAATTTTGATGGCTAAAAACATTTATGAAGTTTGGGATGAATTTGAACAAGCAAAGAGCAAAAAAGCAAGGATGCAAGTAATTGCTAACAACCTTTCTAAGACGTTACATGATGTTTTGCTTTTAACCTATCATCCTGATTGCCAATGGTATTTTGATGAAATGCCACATGAGTATACAATTAAGAATGTGCCGCCTGGTATGGGTTACACACAATTATCAACAGAGATTCGTAGGTTGTATATGTTCCAAAAAGGACATACAACAGCTGAGAATCTATCTGAAAGAAAGCGCAAGGAATTACTCCTTGAATTTTTAGAAAACCTTGAGCCACGTGAAGCTGAAGTTGTTATGGGTATCTTTCAAAAAGACCAACATGTGAAGGGATTAGATTATAAATTTGTAAAAGAGGCTTTCCCGAATATGTTGCCTTAAATGCCCATAAAAGACAGAATAGTTGTTATATCAGGTGAATTTGATCCAGTATCATCCAAAGATGTTGAATTTATTGAGAAGTGCCGACAAAAAGGCCAATGGCTTATTGTCGGACTTCATTCAGATTGGTTTATGCTATATGCTCGAGGCGGAGTAGTCCAGAAGTATGAAGAACGATACAAAATATTATCCAAAATAAAATACGTAGATGAGATTTTTTCATTTAATGACCAAGACGGTACAGTATGTAACCTATTAAGAATGGTCAAGATATGCTATCCAAATTCCGATATTACATACATTTCGGAAGACGATATGCTAAACATGCCTGAATCTAAAATACGAGGCATAACTTTCCACAAAATGCAACAGGAGTAAATTGAAGTGTCAAAAAGTAAGTTTCGTAATAGAGACTATGAAGATGATTATTTGGATAAACAATCCGAAAAAAAGAAGGATCGTAAAAAGCAAAAGACTAAGGTAAAATATTTTGATGAGTTTGATTCCTATGAGTCTCGCCGTCAATATGATAATAAATCACAACGATTCCGATATTAATGTTGTAAAAATACAACAACACGCTTGACAATTTCTCCTAGTTTGATATAATATACTTTGTTCGTTCGGAGTTTATTATGATAATTCACGGCAGAATTCAAAAATCTAAAAAACGTAAAACCCCAAAGGCTGTACAAGCACAGCATGATGAGTGGTTGACCAGTATTCAAAATATGTCTACTGGTTTTTCACGTAAACCGGTAAAAACTGCGGTTAAGCCTTTTGTGTTTAACCAGCCAGTTTTTCGCCGTGAAACAGAAAAAATTCCCAGCAAAAATCCACACAACATGGCGCCATGCACGAAAGCGGCCGATAAAGTCTATACTGGCGACAAAATGATTGGTATTGGCACTTTACATAAGTCCAATGCCGTTCCAGTTTTTCGTGTTGAGGATGCTGAAGATATGGCAAAAATGCGGAGATGAAAATGAAGGAAAGAAAATTAAACTTTGTTGTAAAATTACAACGTCCGGTGTGTAGAACACCAATTAAGCCTTTACAGACACACAAAAATGATGTAAAATATTCACGTAAATCTAAACACAAGGAGAAGTACAGTGAGCAAGCATGATAATGAGTGGGATGAGGTCATTGGTGAATTACAATCCATGTCAGTTGATGAATTAGAAGCGTTTGTTCCAGTCGTGGAGGCACTAGCACGTGCTAAATCGACTGGTTTTTTGTTTGATGAATATGTAACTTTACAATAAGGGTGAAAAAATGCAACAGCAACAAGATATTGTGCGAGCAGATTTGGTTTGTAATGAGATCCCAGCGTGGAAACGTTTAGATAATGCTATCCGAAGCTGGGTTATTCAACGACAATTTGAAGAGCAACTCG